CCAATCAACGACGTATTGGTTGTAGTGATATACAACATCTTCTTCTGCATAGGTAGGCCTGCGTTGTTTCCATTCAATAAAAGAATATGGAGAATTCAAATCTTGCTGAGATATTGATTCTGTTTGTTTGCTAGCAAGCTGTTTTAAAAAGATGTTTTCCACTTGGAATTATTTATTTGGTTTTTTCCAGTTAGTCAGCAAACAAGCGTTTTGTTAACATCTTATTGAAGTACAATTCGACTATTTGGTCGTCTCCGTACCATTGTTCGTTTGTTGATAGGTTATAATTGATTGTTGTGTTTGAAGAATCCCAATCTATTACGTTTGATTTGTACCCATTTGAATTTTCTATATTGTATTCAAAGAAGTAATAATTGTTCAGTAGTGGTTGTCGAAAGCCTTCAATTTCTAAATTTTGCAATTGATACACCGTCCCGAACGTTTCGCTTGGACTAACATAAACTAAATGAAATACACCATGGTGTCTGTCTTTTGCAAAGATGTATTGGTTTGCTGTAATTAGATCAGTTTCAGTTAGAATGGCACCAATGTTATTTTCTACGTTTGGATCTAAATTTGGTATTCCTCTGAGGATATGTTTTGGTATTGAAAATATATCAACCAACCGTTTAATTTCTTCAGGAAAATCTACTCCAAACGTTTTAATTGGAACGGACAATTGTTCTGCAAAGGAAGCCAATTGACTAACGTTGGCAGTATCAATATCTGCGTGATTTGGCACGAAGTTTGCAGTCTTTTCGTAAACAATTCTTCCTATTTCTTCATTTGAAACTTCTCCGGTTCCTACAGCTGCTCCAAAAAAACCATCAAATAAAGCAGTATTCAAATTCAATACTTCTGGCAAGGCTAAAGATTTGAAGTAATCAGCACAATCAAAACTTTCATTAACTCTGGCAATACTTATGGAAGAATCCAAGTCTTTAACTTGAAATGGTACTGAAACTCCAGAAACTGGAATTGCGTTGTACAATCCAGCATATTTTTGGTACCAACGGTTTCCTGACCAGTCTCCACCGGATTGAGCAGAACGAACGATTGTTGTGTTTACTTCTGTAACATAGTTATCAGAAGAAGCTCTCAAAATATAATTTTTTTCAGCAGTAGGTTTAACATCAAAAACTCTAATGTTTTTAGGGGTGAATACGGAAAATACTCCTCCTTTGTTGTTTTCAGAATCAACGACCCACACTCTATTGTATACATCCACCGTCAACCCTCCCCAAATCTCGTTTGTGTCCATTGGGATTTCTAAATCCCTCGAATCGTATCCGCTAAGAGGAGTATAATTGGTAAAAACCGTTTCTACCTTAAGGTTTGGAGTAGTTTCAATTCTCCATGAACTGCCAGCTAGAGTAGTCGTATTTAAAACACTAAAGAGGTTATAACCATGCAAAATCCAAAGATTGTTTTGTTTGTCTACAGCAATATAACTTGGTTTTAAGTATTCAAAAGAAGAAAGTAAATTACCTGTAGTGTTATAGCATTTAACTTCATTTGACTCTCTGCATGCTACCCATACGTTATTTTGTTTACTAATAGCTAAACTAACCGGTACGCTGCTAAATGCTAAATTTTCAGCAGTTGCAATATGGGTGCCGTCTGCATCGAATTTTAGTAACATGCTGCTGATTGGATGGGAATAACAAGCCCAAACGTCGTTGTTTTTGTCTGTCTCGACAACAGGAGGAGCAACTAATGGACTTCCTTCGTCAAATCCCGACAAAAGACCCATACCTGTTGGCTGAGCAATTGCGGAAAGGAACTGCAAGGAGGAGTCATACTTGAGCAATGTATAACGATCATACAAACTAATCCAAACATCGTGATTGGAATCTATAGAAATATAAGCAGGAGTGTTGCTTTGTTCATTAAAAACGGAAGACAAGGACAACGTTTGTATTATTTCGTTTTTTACATTTATGACATATACTTTATCTTGGTCTGCATCTGCAGCGTATATTAATTCCTTTACAGGATTGTAAGTCAAAGCATAAATTCCAGAAGTACCAGAAAGCTGAAAATTTGCAACTGAATCAGAACTCAATCCTGGTACTGGAATATACGAAATCGAACCATCAGTCAAGACTCCCAAATTTTTATAATATTGAATGTCTTCACAATGTTCCGGATATGTAATGACATTAATCTTGTTAATGTTTTGTTGAAATGGATGGGAAATATATACTTCAGGGGAAATAGGAAATCCATCAGGAAAAGGAAACTCACTTTCGTTTTCCACTTGGTTGAAAGCAACAGTACTAACTTGAATCATTAACGATTCCGACGTTACTAACGGAGTTACGGTCGTAAAAATATAGCCACTATCAACAATTCCATTCTTATCTGTTGCTCTAAAATAAAGCGGAGCTTCATCCACGGTATATTCTGTGCTATCCAATCCTAGTATTTTAATATCTACAGCAGAAATAGAACCAAGCTCATTAGTTCTTGGGTATGATAAAACGTCAGTTGAAGAAATGGCGTAAGCAGAAGAAAATGATTCAATTGAAGAAGGATTAAATTTGCATGTAACCATTACTGGGATGGGAACATTTGCCCACTTTATTGGATAAATGTCATTTAGAAAATTTTCTGTAACTTTTAAATCAGTTGGAACCACATCGCAAATTTGCCAAGCAATTACTGCTCTTGCTACTTCTGAATTGCTGTAACTGTGATAAGGATATATCAACGTTTCGTTTGGATACGAAAATCCTTCTGTGCTCAACGTGGCTGTAATCAATAAAGGACAGCTAGTATTCGGATCAGAACCAGTTGCTAAGTCATCTACATAATAAAAAGAAGCACTTCCTTCTACAGCTATAATTGTTGAGTCTTTGTAGATTGGAGTAGTTTTAATTGGCAAAACATCTTCAATAATCTCATTAGTTTCCGCATTAATAAATTTCCACCTTGGAACTAAGAAGTTCCATTTATCTGGCACTGCATAATGAGGACCTGAAGAACCACTCCAAGCGGTTGATCTACCTTTGCAGACGTAAGACTCAATGTGAACGGCTCGATTGAAGGCAAACCAGGCAATCCCCAACGCGAAGGAATTTGTGTTATCAATAAAGCGTCTCTTAAGATATAATCCACATCAATAGAGTTTGATGCCGTTTGTAAATCTCCTTGTTCTGACCAAGCAGAAAGCTTTACGTTGTAAACTCCTGGAAAACCGTAAGTGTGGGAAACTTCGTCTTGATTGTATTTAAAATTGCCGTCCCCTAAATCCCACGTGGTTAGTTTGTATGTCGGAAGAGTTTCCTTTTTAAAAACAAACTCTGTGGCATATACATCACCTTTAACGTCAGGACTTATTGAAAAACTTAAAGACATTGTTAAAATCTAGTGTTAGAATATGGTTCCTCAGTTACAACAAACTTTTCAGCAATGGTCGAAAGACCATCGAAATATAAAAATTCAAAATCTTTCATATTGAGGTTTCTTGTAACAGCCATTTTGTCTAAATCGGGGTATGTTGGATTCCAAAAATAAAAAGAAAGTCCTTCTACAAACTCAGATGTTTCTTGATCAACATTAGCATATCTTACTGTTCTAATGGACGAAATTCCATCAATAGTAAGAATATTGCTCGTCAAAGTACTGTGATCAAACATTCCTCCAATGGTTTGATTGACGGGATTAAAAAATTGTTGAAATACGCTAACAATGTCAGCAATAATACTTTGATTGTTTCTGTTGGATCCCACTGTTTTAATAATTTCTACTTGTGTAAAATCTCTGTCAGTCACAACTATTTCTTCCCCAGGAAGGTTTATTCCAAAAGACACTGCTTTATAGATTGGATCCGCAAAAGTTACCTCTGTAGTAAGGGATTTCATTGGAATTAAATTAGAAAGCAATAATTCTTTTTGAGCTGGAAGAAGATATTTTAGAGTAGAACCTCTCGCCACTTTGGGAATGCAACAAACATACACGTTGTTAAAATTGCAAGAATCAGCATATGAAACTTGGTTCAACAAAATTTGTCTAAATGCTGTCGGAGTAACTTGAATATCATTAAAATATTTTAAATACTTTGAAACGTAATCCCAATTATTAAACACTTTTACGTCTGATATAAATCCACTAAAATTGGTTTTAATGAAAGTTTCGTAGTCTTCTTTCGTAACTAACCTATACTGACTTTTAAAGTTAGCTGGAGCATTTTTTCTGATGTTGTCTGCGCTTTCGATTGCCTTTGGTAATGTCGATCCAGCAACGTTGTTAAAAAACAACCTTCCAAACAATGCATTATTTAAAATAATTGATTCTTGGTCTTGCTTTACGTCGTTAATAATTGTTTGAAATAAAGAAGTATCGTAAACTACTCTTGCGACGCTTGAATCTGCTAACATACCAGGACCAACGACTGCTGCTTCTCCAGAACTTTGCAAATAATAAATTGCAACTGAGTCTCCTTCTTTAAGTTGTCGACCGTTGATATTATCTCCAAAACTTATCTCGTAAAGCAAATTTTGATTAAGACGTTTTTCGAACTTGCGAGCATAGGGCTGTTCGGTATACAAACTAGGAGTTTCTGTATATTGAGTCCATCTGTTTTGATCTTGCTCAAAAACATACACATCGATGTTAAAGTGGTCAATTAATGCATTTGTTGTATTAATCGTAATTGTTTCGTTGGGATCTCCAGCTGCAATATAAATTGGATTTTCTCTATATACTCCTTGAAAAAGCAACTTTCTGTTTGAAACATCTGTTAATTCTAATGATACTCCTTGCTGGCCAACAGAAAACGAAACATCCTCATTAAATGAAAAACTATTGTTTCCTACAGTCAAATACGAATACCTTGGAATAACATAGACTTGTCCAATAGAATCAAAAGAATTGAATCTGTTGTCTGCAGAACATTGAAAGGAAATGGTCGAGGTTTGATAACCGATTGGTTTATAATCTAACAGCTTTACAATTCTGCTAATGTTTTCATAAAGCTGTGCTTCAGTAAACATCGATTCTGTACTGGTTCTATTCAAATAAAAAATTAAAGTATTGAAAGCATATGAAACAATATCAATAATGGCAGCAAGATTCGAACCGATGTAGTTTTGATCTGTAAAAATTCCCTGCTCGTTTAAACGTTCTATGATTAGATTTCTCAATGCAATTGCATCAAAAGCAGCATACGTATTTTTAGAAAGCGGAAATTCGTTTGTTGGTTCGTTTGCCATATTTTATCTGTTTCTTGAAGTGTTTAAAAATATAAAAGACTGACTCTTGACGTCTAATGTGGTATTTATTGATTGAATGGTATTAAACAAAGGAATTTGTACAATAATTGTAACGTCATACTGATTATCGTCTGGCTTTGCAACAACATTACAATTTTGAACACGCACTCTTGGTTCAAAGTTTTCAATTGAAGTTACAATTCTTTCGCCAATAATCTGTCCGTTTTCTTTTGAAACGGTCTCGAACAAGTATTGATATAAATCCAAACCATACAAAGGAAACAAGAATCTTTGGCCAGGCCTTGTGTTAAAAAGGTTTCTTAAAGAATTGCGAATAGCACTCTCATCATAGTCTACTGCTATATCGTTTCCTTCAATTTTTTGTTTGAAAGAAAAATTATATTGCGTCGATTTTTCAAAATCCAAGTGCAGGTCTTTAAAAGCATAATTTTTTTGCTTAAACTGATCTGCTATTTGTTCTAGATTTGCAATTTTGATTGCCATTAAAATTACTTATCGAAGGAAAAGAAGAATGAGATTTTTTGATTCAGAAAGATAAATAAGATTTGGAGTAATCTTTAAGAATCTGACCTCTTAAAGAAACCAGCA